TTCTAATGTAGCAGGTTCAGCATCCGGATAAACATACATTAGGTAATTCAGACAGGTAACTACAGGGATAAGAGTTGTAGTAGTGCTGGTAGAAGAAGTTGTGCTACAAGCAGGATTTAATGGCAGAAAATACCATTCACAGGGATATGCACCTTCAATTCCCATTTTTATGGCTTGTACATTAGATAATAAAGTACTCTTGCAGGAGATGTGTTCTCATGAGGAACACTTCCTCCAATTGAGTTAATAGTATGAGTATGACTTCCTGCAGATGAAGTATTAACTGTACCGTCATCAACAGTATTATATTCTCCACCAACTAAATAACCAGTACCTACAGCTGTAGTATTATTTGCTGTTACTGTATGTACATGATCTCCATTAGTAACCATTGTATGTGTATGAGAAGGAAGTGTATTGGTAGTAAGTAATACAGTACTTTCTCCTATAACATCATCTAATGAGTATGTGAGTCCTAAAACATTTGATTCAAGAGTGCCTCCCCCCATATCAGTGATTGCACCAACAACAGCAAGTCCCCTTAAATCAGGAGTACCATGATCTCCATTACATAAATATACTTTCTCCCATGCTCCAAATCCTATACCTGTTACAAACCCATCACTTGTTGTAGGATAATTAACTAATGGTCCATAATAAGGAATAGGTGAATATGGAACCATTTTATTGTACATTTTGGTAGATGTTGTTCCTGCCAGATATGCAGCAATATCATTATTCAAATCAACTTTCTTCTCATAATTGGTTTCTACATCAGCTGTAAGATTTTCTAAATCTGTTACTGCTGTGCACAATTTAACAATTACAGCCTGAAGCACATCATGTGTATCAGATTCTATTGTTACACCATCCAGACAATCTGTTACACATTCCTGCTCAATTGTTGTTATAGCAGCATCTACAGCTGTTACTTGTGTTTGTAAAGCACATAGGGCTGTAGCAAGAGCTGTAAGCAACTGATTTAATGTAATGGTAGGTGTAGCAGGGAGACTATCAGTAAGTAGTGTACAGAGTCCCAAATCAACATCTGGCACTATACCTGTACCATCCAATACTGTTGTTAGATAGATAAAGATTTTATCCTCTATAACAGAGAGAGGGTCTCCTGTTTCTATATCAAGGAATGCTATTGGCAGTCCTGTATATTTTACACATTGATCTGAGGTTGTTTCTACACAACCACCGAAGCAGTTATTACAGTTAGACATATTCTATAATTTTATTTGATTTTGCTAAGTTCTCTGTACACCAAAGAGGTTGCAGATTTGTGTAATGACATAATTTTATCACTTCCTCTTTTGTATTTGCAGTAGAGATTGGAATAATATGATCTATATGATAACCATATCTACCAAAATCTTTTAATGTTGTTCCTTCTGGGCACTTAGATAAAACATAAACTCTAAATTTATCTAATGTGCATCCTAATATTATTTCAGACTTTAAAGTTTTAGTAATGTTTCTTTTGTTTCTTTTAAAAGAAGCTAATATAAATGATCTTATATGACAATAAAAATTATAAGTTTCATCTTGTCTTCTTCTTCTTTGTCCTAATCTGTGAGTTTCTCTTTTCTTATCTCTATTATTTTTTACCCACTCTTTATTATATATACTTTTATGTTCTCTCTTTTTTATACTGTATTCTTTCATGTATGCATCATATCTCTCTTTATTTTTAATGATCCATTCTTTATTATACTGTTTAACTTTTTCTGCATTCTTTAACCTTCGCATTCTTTGCATAAGATTTCTACCAATTCTTTTTTCTTCCTCAGTATGATATTTAAACGATCTTGCCATTATTTATATTTTAGTGTATGAATTTTACTTGAAATCTGAGAAATTGTGTAATCACTTGCGTAATTACTGTTAACATATTTATACTGCAATATCCTCTTGTATGTCAGAAGATCTATAAAGACACTTGCAGGAATAGGTTTATTCAGCATAAATACTAAATTGTTATATAAACTGCCTGATAGCTTAGCTACCTTGCAATCTATTTCATCAATCAACGTCAGAATATCATCACATGATGAACACCCATCTATTATTCTTGGATTTAACATATTATGGATGAATTATTGGTGTTGGAAGAGGAGTTACTGGTTTTGGTCTGCATGAAGAACAAAGTCCATTAGCATCCAAATTACACCCACAGCCTACAGACTTACCACATGATTTGCATTTCATTGAATTAATTTTTAGTTGGTTTATTGGAAATTTATTACAAAATTGGTTCCTGTACATCCGCAATCCTTATTAATGAATGTTTCAAGCATTGCATTTGCACGTATATATAGAGTTTCTGATTGTACTGTGGCACAATTATTGGATGATGCTATAGCCCCCTGTATGAAGAAATATATTGTATTCAATTCTATCTTTGATTGTGCTTTAATAGCCCTATCACATTCCATCATATCAAGTTGCATAAAAGCTTCATCAAACTTCTCCTGTAATTTATCTACCCTGAGAAAGGTTTTTGATAATTGTTCTACAAAGTTTATTACATATGTGACACAATAGGTACCATCAGGAAGTGGTTCTTCATTCCCTGATGTTGTTATTCCTAAGGATGTAGAATTAAGGATATTAGTTGATTGTATTGTAAAGGGTATATCAACCGTGTTAAACCCAGGAACATTTATTCTTAAATAAGGACTTATAATAATTCCAGGATCAGCATACACTGAAGCATCTACCACTGCTAACGTATTTACATCATACGTAGGAACTATTACTATATTTAGTATGTCTGCCATATTGTTTAAATAAAAAGAGCCAAAGGATTTTTGGAATTTTATCCTTTGTCCTTTGGCTCAGATTTACAATTAGTTAAAATTAGGTTCCTGCAGTGGTTGTGCTAGTGGTAGTGATACATGTGTTTTTATCAGCAACAGTACCAAGAGCATCCTCAAGAGCATTCTCAACAGCTGTTGCCATTGCACTTCCTGTCTGTACAGCAATAATCACCATACTATCCTGAGTTTCATAAGATCCCCAATTGTAAGCACTCCTATCCAGTTCATTGAACTTGATATAATAAGTGGTGTAGTTTACTCCAGGCTCTGCAAAACTTTCAAAGTTCTGGTTGTAGCCCATCATCCTATAGAGATGTTTCAGGAAACCAACCTGATAACTATAGTAGTTCTTTTCCAGCTGAAGGATTTCAGCATAAGTTCCACTAGGATAATTAGAAGTTTGTGTAATAGTTGATGTAGCAACAATATTACAGGCATCACTTACAATGAAGTCAGCAGTGGTAGCAGGTCCTGCATATACAAATGTCCTAAACCACATCCTATCATATTCAAATGGGAAGGCTGCAATATCACAAGGAATACCATAGGATGTAAGTGCTTTCCCTGTAATAACCAGTTTAGCTGAAGCTCCACTTCCTGATTTTGAGAATGTGAAGAATGTATTCAGCATAATATGATCAGGATTAATACCTGTAGGACCATATTCTGAAAGAGGACTTGCCCAATTGATAACTCCTGAGGATACATGATATCCTGTAAGTTGCTCCATAGCATTGTCAATCAATGCATCAACATCAACATCATCACAAGGATCATCACCACAATCACAGCAAGGAGCTACAACAGTGACACTACGTGTAAGACCATTGAAATATAATGTATCAATATAGGAACTGTGAGCACGAAGGGTAATAGTGATAACATCACCACATTTTGCATGCCAATCATCTATTTCAACTATTTGATTAGTTGATTGAGGACATCCTGTAACTTTATACCATTCTGTTACATTTGAATGATTAGGATAAACTGTTTGAGCATTACCCGTTAAAGGTATTCCTGCTCCCTTAATTTTATCTGAGCGTTTGCTACCCTCAAGATAATTGTTAGTCCTTCCTTGTGCAATGTAGAAATAAGCCTTGTCTGCAGGAGTATTGTCTACAGCATAATTAGGATCAAAAATACCAAGCTGACCAGGTGTTAGGTTTTGTGTGGATCCAGTACTAGCTAAAGCAGTGAAGCTACTAGGCACTACAAAAACTGTGGTCAATGAAAAATCTGCCATTTTGTTTTGTGTTTAATTGTTAGTAATTATTCGTTAGTTTGTATTCGGAATTGTGCATTTTGTACTGCAGATGCATTCTCTGTATACATAGCAAGAGACTGTACCGCTAAATCAAGCAATTCATCCTCCAGATAAGTTTCAAATTCACAATCTACATCTGTGCTATCTGTACCATCAAATTTCTTATATCCTGCTTTATCTATATAGACAGGATACCTGAGATACATAATATACACTTTAGTTGGTGTGAAGGTTCCATCTGTAAAAATGGACATCTCATCTGAGGAGATGATATTGAAGGTTTCCTGATACTCAAAGGAAGGTTTATAATGTTCATTCTTCAAGAGGAGTGACAGATCACCATGTTTAGCCAAATCCTGGTTAATCCATATAATTCTGTCTTTACATCTTCCTTTGTCTGCCAAAACATATGAATCTATATAAAACATATAATCTGGCTCCAAGGAATGAATATTAACTATCCATTGATTCAGGTTAGCATCATGTAATTGTGGAACAAGAGGGTGATCAATGTAATTTTCAACCAAACTCTGCAGGTCTTCATACCTTTTTTTAAAAGCATCAAAACCCATTCCACTCACAATGCTTATACCATCAACTTTTTGTTTAATCAGTTTTAGTTGGGCTTCATTTAAAGCTAAGATTTTATCCTCAAGCTGTATCTGCTGATGCTCATTAGTTGATAGTTTATTTAGTTTTTGATCTATCTTATATAATAAGCTGTCTACAGGGATCATAATGCTGCTATTTTCTTACCTTTCAATTTCTGTTCAAGAGTAAGTAAATCCATTTGATGTTCTTCATCAATAAGGAATTTAATTAAATCATCCTCATCACTGGCTATCTCATAATCCCCTTCATATATCTTACCATTTGGATAAGTTCTATAAATGGAATGCTGAAGAGCCTGTTTTACTAAATCTTTTACACTGAGCAAATTTTCTTCCATGTCTGCAAACCGTGTAAATATATCCACTGTAGAAAGTCCTTTATATTTTCCCTCTTTGAATTCTGTCTGTTTAAGGACATTATCTACTAAGTTATATACTACCTCTTCCCTTGTATCATCTGTAACCGGAAGTCCTAAAAGTCTTGCAACTTTCTTCTTCTTTTCAGGAGACATACTATCAAATTTAGCAATTGCTTTATTGATAATTTGTTTCTTCTTAAAGACAATTTGATTTTCAATTTCATCATCTGCTACATAGAATTGTGTATCTGCAGGATATTCTCCTAATTCCCATGCCCTATAACTGGAAGAAATAGTAGGATGTACCCTAAGCCATGAAAAAGCAAGTTCTTGAAAAGGAACAGAGAGATCAAAGAAATTATCTCCATCCATTAATTTAACTGGTTGTACATGCAACTGATCTTCTGTAGATGTGGAAAGTCCATAATTCCAGAAAGATGAGCGTGGCCCCAAGTCAATATCTCCAAGACTTTCCTGTAATCTTTTCTTTAAATCTTTAATCCGCTTAGTCTCTAACTCTTTCTCTAAAGGATCTTGTATTCTTTTCAGATAAGCAGCATCAGGATCTAACCCTGTTCTGTATTTACCATCCATTTCCTTATAAGGATACTTGAAGACACCAGTACCTGGTACTCTTGTCATTCCTCTTTGTGCTAATCCACCTTCCATTGTTTGTTGACCAGCTGTATTATATTCACGCCTGATCACAGAAATCTTGCCAATTTTACCCATATGTAGTTGATTTTGAATGAGTTACCTCCCTATTTTTATATAGGGAGGGTTCTCAATATTTATTTATTATAATTTAAACACCCAAGTTTTTAATTTTGCCATTTTTAATTTTTTCTAACTCTAGCACCTTTTTAACATGAGTGATATTCATATAAGGACTATGTAAATCTCTATGACAATTTGAACATAATAACATACATTTCATTGCTTCATTTAATATTTCATCATCTGTTTTTGATTTTAGAATCTGAATTTTTACTTCAAAATTCTTTTCATAAGGATATATATGATGAAAGTCGAAAGCTGCTATGTTTTTATCATATCCACATTTTTCACATTTTCCTCCAAAAAGTTCAATTAATTCTAGTTTCTTTTGAATTCCTCTTAGAGTATATTTATTTAGTCCAGATTTCTCTTTGAACTCTTTCTGAGTTTTACATGCATAGGAATATCTAACTGTATCATGACATTTTTGGCTACAAAATCTTTTACGTCTTTGTATTTGTTTTCCAGTTTTAGTAGTTAACTCTTTACCACAATGCTCACAATATCTTATTATATATTCCTTCATTCCTATAGTTGTGGCATTTCTTCAATTAACACTGTACGGGAAAGGTCTTCAATAAATACATCACACCTATCCTGCATCCAGAGTTCATATCCTGGGAATTTAGTAGCTGAGGACATTCCCTGTGATTTTGCAAATCCTAAGTGGTGTCTACGACCATCTATATATCCCCATGTCATTGAAGGAGCTCCCTGCATTCTTACCTCACGCATATTATTGATCATTGATCCATCACTCATTGGTGATACATCAAATACCATAAATACAGGTGTAGATTTTTTGTTCTGTCCAAACTCAAGATTACTCTGTGGTAGATCTAGTTCCTTCAGATGGATAAGTTCTACCTGACCTGTTTCACGAGTTACTATAGAGTCAAAGGCAAAATTGTAAACAATATGTTGTCCTTCACCCTGCAGATACCGATTTCCACTATCTGCCATGAATGTCAAGCCTGAATTTAAAGCATCCTGTTTGAAAGCTTGTCCTGCTACATCAAATCCTGCTTCATTAGTATAGAGTTTGACATGGCGGTCTTTTACATCAACACGCCTGTAGAATAAATCTCCAAATACTGAACGAAGAAGATTAGCTGAGAATTCTCCCCTGTTATATTGTACAAGGTTTCCATTATTACGCATCCTGTGATATACACCAGCTGATGTACGTTTTACTTCCTGCTTGCTGCCATTTGTTTTAACAGTGCCAGGTTTTGACCAAATCATCCTTTTCACCTTCAGCTCAAGCATTGCTTTACGCATCCAGAATTCAATAAATGGTTCCCATTTAATATCATTCCTTGTAAGAGGAAGCTGATTCCTGCGCTGAGGAGCATATACAAGAATATCAAGAGGTCTGCCAGCAGCATCTCTCATCATTTTATCATCTGCCCATGCTGTGATTTTATGTTCAAAACCATATCCTGAACCAAGAGATTCAAACATTACAATCTCTTCACCCAAGCGAGGAAGTCCTAAGAGGTCTTCATCAAATTCACCAATAGCTGCATCAACCAATTCTAATTCAATACCTACCTGAAAGAATGTTGAACTAACAAAATCCACTGTAGGATTGTCAGTAACAAGTGTGAATGAATAAAGCCATCCTGCATTCCAAGGCATAGGATCTTTTACAACATACCAGCGAGGACCATATTGACGAGATCCTACAGATACAATTGCATTTTTGGAGAATTCATTGGTATCTAATACAACCTGGAATTCCTGTCCATCAATACCTATTTTAGTTGCATTGACTGTTCCTACAAGTCCTGTGGGAATATCAATGATTTTAGGGAATTTGTAGGGAACCTGAATTTTCCATTTCCAAGCATCCGAATTATTGTCTATATAATAAGGTGTGCTTTTGTTAATCATGTCAAGGAAATCATTACTATACAAAGAACTTTGTGTATACAGGCTTATGATTTTTTTGTCATAATCTGCAGGTTCTGTACTGTGAAATGATTCCAAGTGATTTGCATCTGTGAGTTTCCCTACAGCACGTTTGTCCATAGAGGCCACACGAGCATAGGTAAAACCAGTTAATCCCGGAATAGTTTGAAGTGCCATTTTTGTTTCTAGTTAATTGTTATTATTTAAGTGAGCTCCATGTACTGGATTGTGAATTACTATTATTACTTATTTTAGTTACAGATTTCTGCCTTGCTAGTTCACTAAAGAGTTCAGTAGATTTTTTACTGACTCCTGTTCGCTGAATAGTAGACAATGTAGGATCTTTTTCTAAAATTTTGAGTAATAATGCCACCTTCACTTTCATTGCATGATTCTCAGGTCTCTTCATATCCAGAATAGCACGATCAAAATCAGTGAGTGTTTCTCCGGAAGGAGTCTTCCACTTGTCTAACAGCAGAAATTCTTGTAGTTCGTTTGCTAATTTTGGATTGATAGGGATACCATCAAACTCTTTGGCCTTCAATTTTTCCTGAAGGATTGTATTTACATTTTGTATGTATTGGTTCTTTATAGCTGCTTTTTGTTCTAATTCTCTTTGGGATTCTGTTTCCTTCTGAGCAAGTTTAGAAGCTTCCTTCTTAACCAACACCTTATGATATTTTCCACTTACAGCTTCCAGATCTCCATAGTTCTTAAGTCTTTCAATTTCTGTTGTTATATCTTCAGCTTCCATTCCCTGATCAGAGAGAGTTTTCCTTATAACAGCTATTTGATTGTCTTCCTGTGTTAGATCTAAATTCGTAAAATCTACAATGTTGTTATATATACCAAAGTATTCTTTTGGATTTACTCCTTTTACAAATATGGCTGTGAATGCATCCTGATAGTCTTCTCCAAATTGAGCAATGAAATTATTAAGTCTTTCTACTACTCCTTTTTCCTTTTCCTGGTTAAACCTCTCAAGGAATTCCTCAGGTGTACTAATAGGAGTTTCTGTTTCTCCTTCCTCTGTAGTGAATACACCAAGTTTTAGAAGGTCATTAGTTAGAGATGTAAATGTGGAAGTTGGTTTTTCTTCTTCCTGTTCATCATCTGTTTTTTCCTTCTTACTATCTGCAGGAATAACTTGTTCCTCATTGTCATCATCATCTCCTAAGAAATTATGTATGACATCCTGAGGAGTTTCTTCTTCTCCCTCTAACTTCTGAACAATCTCTTTTCCCTTTGCAGGTTTATCTGTTTTAAGAGGATCTTCTTCTGTTACCTCTTTAATAATAGGTGTAACATCTTCTGGATTTCCAGATGCTGTTTCAGGTGCAAGCAGATCATTAATAAGCTCTGCATTTCCCATTCCCATTTCCATAGTGTCCTGAATACCAAAGGTAAATGAAGGACTATCCAAATTCTCAGCCATATAATGTAGTTAATTAAAATTTGTTCGTAGAGTAAAAATATAACAATTTTGATTATAACCAATAGTGCCAACTAAGAAGTTAGTTCATTTCTTGCATAATATGGCATTTAACCAAATTGATTATTTTCATGAATTATGTTATTTTAGAAACGTATTCCAGAGTTTCTTTGATTCCTGATTAAATTTTAAAAGAGCATGTTCACTTAATTCAATTAGAAGTTTTCTACCATGATGGTTATGACATACAAAAATAATCTTGTTTGTTAGATCATCAAAATCTACCTCAGAAGCAAATGCTACATTAGGCATCCAATCAATTGTTTTTCCTACAACAATGGGTACCTTGTTAACAACAAAATCTGCCACCACAATATTAAAACTTTCTGTAAAGGATACCTGAAGTCCTAAATGCATCTTTTTAATCAGATGTTCAAACCTATTATGCTCTAACCATCCATGTATAATTAATTTATGTTTAGGATTTCCAATAAATAGTTCCTTTAGATTGTGTATTACCGGATTACTTGGATTGTGAATATCTCCATTAATATGAAAGTGAAGAACCTTCTCCATTTTATTAGCTGCAAAAATAGCACAGGTAGCCTGAAATAATTGATTCTTTAGTATCCTTGGAGAGCCAAAGCATCCAATATTTAATATTTCTGAATCATGATCTGCATGATTATCTTCTAGTTGAGTATTCCTAACAATATTTGGAAGATACTCAAATTGGTATGAATATATAGAAGACATAATTTCATTAAACTCCTTATTATTAAAGGATATAATAATGTTCTTTCTATTTAGTTCTATGTATTCATTGATGTATTTATAAGCTCTTGATTCAACAGCTAGAAATCCAACATTACTATGTACACGTATTACCCAATGTATGTTCTTATATTGCTTGATATTAATTAATTCTTCAAGCTTTTTACCTGTTACCCATAATGCTTCAATAATTACAATGTCAGGTTTAAACTTATGCACCTCTGCATCAATAAAATTACCATCAATAACAGTAACTACCTTACATATGTTTCCACTTTTCTCCAGATAATCAGCAACCATATCTGCAGAATTATGTAATCCATAGGATTGTGAATACTCCTTCTGATAGATTCTATTCTTCAGGATAAATAGAATACGTTTTGTCTTAGGTTTAATGTGTTTAACCTGATCAATGTTAATCCAATCTTTGCTCATGATTTCTATTTATTAGTACTTGTTATTTTGATTTTGATTTACTACTTCTGTTTTTACTATTCTCACGAGCGATTTGGAGATCATTTTTTTGGTTATCACGATCAACCTGTAGCTTTTCTCTTTCCACTTGTAATTTCTGCAAAGCTACAGTATTTTTTGATTGTATGTCTGCCATTTTTAATTGATAATCTTTTGCTGCTTTTGTTTGTTCACCAGCAAGCCTACTTACCTCAAGAACGTCAGGAACATTATTTGCATTAGTATCTTCACTCTGCACCTTTCCAAATCCTGTTGCCTGTATAATAGCTATTTCCTTTTTGGAAATTCTATCTAATTCTTTCTGATAGTTCTCATTAGCTACATCCTCCTGATGCTGTTGTTCTGCTTGTTGTAATTGATCTTGTGCCTGTTGTTGCTGTTGATCAAGTTCTCTCTGTTTCAAATCCTGTGCCTGTTGTTGCTGCTCTTGCAATCTATCTCTAAGATCTTTGAAGGTTTTCTTCATTGCCCTCATTGATTTTGTGGAATACAGTTCTATCACATCATAGAGAGTTCCACCATTCTGTATAACAGCCTGAGACAATTGTCTTAATTCATTAAACATTTGTGTATCCTCTGGTCTGTTGGTTGGGAAGACATGCAAATCACGAAATTTGAGGTCATTGCCATTCACCTGTACAAAGGCTGCTTCTCCTTCTGATGTAATGTAAGAGAGAGTACTCACTGGCTTATTGCTTTCTACATATAAGGAAGCATCAATAATTGCCTGGTATAGCTGACCAAGTACATACTCATGTGCTACAAAGAGAGGTTCTGTCTGTGAATAACTTTGTGAAATAGCTGCCTGTGTTCCTGTTGCTGTTTCAGAAGCTGCTATAGAGCCAAGTCTTTGTTTTGACATTCCTATAAGCTCCCAACATTCATTCTTTAATTGTAGGGCTAGGTTATAACGTGATTGGATTTCATTAGTTCTTGTTAGATCTATGTTCTTTGCTACTGTCTGATTACTTACAGGAGCTTTTGTATTCTCAGGACTATCATCATCAAATATAATACCTCTTTCCCTTGCTTCCATTTCCCATACATCCAAAGCATCCTGATCATCTCCATCCTTTAGTTTTGGTACCCTGCGTATATTAATAGAAGCAACATTACCAATTTCCTTTTCAAGAAGTCTATAAAGCTGATTCATACATATATTATATAGTACCTGGAAAGGTTTCATTAAATCAACTAAGGAGCGAGCCTCTGTGTTCTTTAATTCATGGAGCATTCCTATGATAGGATAATAGTTAAGAAGTTTAAAAGGCTTCATGTGATAAATATCTGGTCCAATCTTATCCCCATAATACCATTCATTAATCCATCCCCATTCTAATGATTGCTGTGTAGGAATAGTCTTGGAAATATAATTCTCATCTACAAGGTCTGTTTGTAGGTTTCCTAATTCATCTATCCATGTAACCTTTCCTATTTTCTTCTTGCTTATCCAATATCCTTTTACAACAACATACTTGTAGCCAAAGGAAGAAACATTAGAGGTAAGGCCAAGAAAGTCTTTAAGTCCATCATTATTCTCCTTCATCTCACTCTCTATCATCATTCTTGTCTGGAGAACAAGAGGATCAAATGTATCATATTGAATAGATTCCTGACCAGGAGTTACATTTGAGTTTCCTAAATTAGATTCCCTAACATTAATAAGTCCATAATCCTGTAGAGAGCTTCTCAAATGATCTATCTCTTCCTTGGTAAGATCAGGAATAGTTTCTATGATTTCTGAAAGTTCCATTACCTGAACAGTCCCACCTGCATATACACTCTGTACCCTTCCTGAGGGATCAGAGGTATATTTTCTGTCAGGTGTTGTAAGATGCCACTCATTCTTTGGATTTACCACTTCTATATTATATCCAAGTTTTGAATTGTCCTCATAGATATGATAGAACTCTCTTGCTGCAATTAATAAATCTCTTGCAGCATCTTCACTCTTTTCCTTTAAATTGAATTCTGCTTTTATACATGTAAGAACATGATTTCCCCATTTTTCAGCAACAGAAGTATAACTATCAATATCCTCTTTGACATCTTCCATTGTTCTTTGATTGAGAGTGTCTTCATCCAAATCCTCTCCTTCCATTCCTGCTTTAGCAAGAATTTTCTGCTTAGCCTGTTGGAGAATATATTCCTGAAGCATTTCTGTCCTGTATTCCAGTTCTTCAGCTCTGCTATCATCATCAAACGCTTTTATTCTATATGTATCTGGTCTCTTAGATATTTCTCCTATAAGTTCATTAAGAGGTGTAGTAATAATAGAATAATGCTTTACATACGCAGGAAGGTCAAGGTCTGCTGTAAGAATATCTGTAAAGGATTTTACATCAGGTTCTTGATAGAAGTCTTCACTTCTTAATATACCTTTCACCAAATCATAGTTCTTTACAAAACCATTCCTGTTCTTGATATATTCAGCATATGCCCTATTCGCAAAATAGTCCATGGTATTCTTTACCCAACTCTCATCCTGTTTTTCCTTTTCAGTTTTGAATTGATCGGGGAAGATATTCAGATAACTATATCGTATGGTAGCGTCTTTGGTATACCTAATTATCATGGCTAGTTATATTTTATAATTTAACAGTGCATTATATGTATTATTTGAAATTCTATCTTTGTGTTTTATTGCTAAACATCTTAATTGTTTTTCTTTTTCCTGTTTATAACAGTTCTCTGCTTCTAATATTGTTGAAAAAATACCTATATATTTAGATATTTTATTTTCTTTAATATTTACAGCAAATTTATTACAATGTTTATGAACACCCAATGGATATTTTCCTTTCTTTGTAGGTTTTATAAGTGATAAATTCACTTCCTGAGGAATAAAACAACAAGTTTCTGGACTATAAATTTTATTTCCTTTTATAAGTAAATCTTTATCTAACTGACATCCATCTATATTATTATCATTAAACCATTTAGCAAAATTTTGAAAGTTTAACCATTCTTCACATACAGTACAGTCCTTATAAGAAGGGTGTCTCTTATGAAGTTTATCATCATAACATCTTTGTAACATTGCATCCCATGCAACATATTCTTTTGTTCGTATAGAATTTATTCTTGAAACATAAATACCTTCTCCTATTATACCAACGTTCCAAGTTTTATTCTTTCTTATATATTTTCCTCTTCCAAGTGTTGTCTTTTCCATTAGTTAAATAATTTTCGTTTAGGCTTATTAAACATTCCTCTTGATTCAGCAAAGAGAGTTTGCTTATTCCTTTTTATATAGAGGGATTTTATTCTTGCATCATCTCCTCCTTGTATTCTTCCTATTATACTATCCATCTTCATGGCCTGTACAATAGCAAGTTCTGCAGCTATAATCCTGTCAAAGTTGTCTGTTTCATTATATTGTATAGTCTCCTCCAGAAGCATAGGATCTAATATCTTATTCACTCCTATTACTTGTTTTATAACATTACCCTCCTCATCCTTTTCTATATAATATATTTCTTCCAAATATTTCTTATAAGAGGTATGAAGGAAGTTTCTTATTTTCTCAGCTGATCTATGTAGTCCATATTCCCTACTTACTGTTGTATTAGGAACAATCTCTTTTATCCACTCTGGTTGTTTTTCCAGGTAACGTGCATCTCCTTTAGATACCATATAGTCTATAAAGGAGATTTCATCATTTTCAACAAGTGTTCTTGCATTATAGTATTTAATAAGGAGTCTTGCCTGCTCTTCCCACTTATCTTTTTTATCAGGTCTTGCAGCATAAGAAGCTACAAACATATCCTGGTATTTATCTTCAAGGATACTATGCATCCTTTTATAGATGTATACAGTGCCAAGAGATTCACTATATCTAGCCTGTCCCTGTCTATAGCTATCAACACCTGCTGTATAAAGTCCGTAAGGAGGAGCTTCTGAAGGAAAATCCCATATTACAATAGGAGCATCTTTATTATCTGTAGGTTTTAAAGGAAAGTTTGAAATAGGAAGTTTGTCTGTAAATTCATGTTTTACCTTTCCATCTTCTTCATATAATATAACAGGAGTTCCTGTTTTTTCATTCGCAAGTAGTTTAGATTTCTGTCTCTTACATGCTTCAATATCAAAGATGTTTGTGTCCTCATTGGAGAAAATATCATCTACCTCTATAGGATAATACATCTTCTCCTTTAAATAAGCAACCCTGTCTCCAGCTCTCTTTAATCTTTCAAGATTATCATTTGTAATTTTTAAAGCTTTCTCTTCATTGGATATCCACATAGGTACCTTATGTAAAGGACTGTCTGCAGGTTTATCAAGAAAATGTCCAAGTGTAGATACATCCTTGGATTCCATCCTATATTTAAAGGACATAAACAATCCATGTACTCTCTTCTCATCTTTCTCATTCTTGTATGTGAGAAAATTGTAGTTGTCCACATCAAACATTAAACTCTTTGCATCCATGAACTTAGTCATGTCTCCTCCTGTAAATGTAATAATAGGAGAACATGTCCAACCAAAGGGTGTAGTGAAGCCAGGAATAGCAGCCTGTAATGCTCTGAGAAAACTTCCTTTACCTCCTTCATCAATGATAAGTTTCCTTGGTTTGGTACCAGCAATAGCTTCTTCATTTACACCATCAGCTAAGTTCCTTATAAGGATTTGAGAGAAGGGTATCCTCTCTCCAATCTTTGTCTTTATACCTAATGTAACCTGATTCTTCCAATTATCCTCAACTCTCTGCCACCTCCATGCTTCAGGAAGAAAGTTAAGCCCCTTATCTAGTTTATCTGTTATCAGTTTTATATCTGGAGAATTAAGCCCGGCAATTACATTCTGTGAGTTTTCATCAAATGTGGCCCCCCATCCTATGTACGAAGCTTCGATTACAGATTTTGCTAAACGTCTTATACCTCCTATAACCAATCCCTTCTTCTCCTGATGAGCTCTTTCAATTTCATTTGTAACTACCCATTCATTATCCCTTAAATAAGGACATGCATATTTCTGATTGATTCTTCCTCTATCATCCAATATATCTACCTCTGTATGCCAAAAGTTTAAATGGAAATACAAGAACGGATTAATAAATGTTCCATTCATCATAGCCCCATTCAGGCACAAGTCTTTATGATAATTAAAAAAATCACTATATTCATCAGAAGTAATATCGGGAATACGTTTCTGATTAATATACCAATCCTTATAATCTATATTCTGTACTCCTTTCATTTATTCCTGTTATCTAAAAACTGCTGTGCCTGTGTACCTAACTTTGCTTTTCCTCTCACCTCTATTTTAGTTTCTTCCTTACTCCTTAAATTATCTACTACCTCTAGAAGGGCCAAATAATTCTTCATTGTCTCTTGTATAAATTTTCCCTGGGCTTCGATTGATGCGATTATTATTGGTAATGTACCACCATTAGCCATTACCTTCCATTCCATCCTATCAGTCATAGTATGAAGGGGATGTGTATCTATATACTCCTTCCATGATTGTAGTTGTTCTTCTGCCCATTCAAGTTCTGTATTGATATAGGTAGTCTTATTAACTGTCTTTGCCATAATTTAGTTATTCATCAAATTCACGCTCATTCAATAATTCATCTGTAAACATCATTTGTAAATGCATTCCTTCTTTGAGAATTTTATCAAGCTCTTCTTCCTCATGAGGAATATCACTCTCCAGTTCTGCAGTGTATTCTTTTAAGGCATGATATACTTCCTGGTCTGTTAAAAGAAACACATCTCCATATCCATCCAATGCTGTAGCAAGGTGCCTCCCTATAGGATACTTTGGGTGCTTGTTGTGTAGTCTTTCAAGAATTCTAAGAACGCTGGTGTAATGACAGGCTGTTTTCATATGATAAGTTGATTTAAGGTTTCATCAGATAAGGGAGTGTTATTATATTCTTCTTCATTCTCTTCTTCAACATCATTTATATATTCATCCCTGACAATAATATTAATAATATCATTCTTTGGATGAGGTGTTCCCATAATGTCAATATATTCCACACCTCCCATGTATAAATCCATGAGAGTATCTATAAGAATTTCCAAAGGAATCTTCTTCAATCTAACCTGGGGGGAATTCTTCTTCATCTCCTGTCATTATTTCTTCCTCTTCCTCACTAACCACTGCCTCCCATCTTGGGGGTTCATCAGGGCATTCTGAGGAAAGGCATTTTGTCTTTGCTATTAATGTGCATTCACATATTGTACAATGTTCATCTGGCCTGAAGGTTTTATGAAACTTAGAATTATGTTCACATGTTGAACATATAAGAAGTCTCTCATCAGATACCTTCTTTATTATCTCCTTCAGATATGCAGGTGGAAATAAATGATTACGCCACCCTTCATAAATCTTCTCAAAATCAATCATTTAGTTTTGGCTTTAATTCATTTATCTGTTGTGTAATTATTCCTATCTTAAATTCCAGGGACTTCTTATATCTTTCTGTAGTTTTCTCTCCATTTAAAGTTTTTTCCCATTGTGCCTTCTGCTTCTCTAGCTTTATCATTTTATATTTAGCCTTGTTCTGATTGAAATAAAACTTTCCCCATCCACCAAACTCCAGGCTATTGCATGTATCAAGGGCTGCTCTTGCAGAATTCATCTGATGGTTAATAACAGCTTCTATAATTCGCTCAGGAATATTCATCTTTGTAGACATATTTCTTATTAACCAATCCTTCATGGACATTGTGTCTGGCTTATTATCCATTATAGTTCAGCATAAAGTTGAATGTTGTTTAAATCTCCTCCTGTTCTATATTGATCAAACTTCTCTATGAATTCCTCCTGAGCATCATAATCTTCATCAGTTGCTTTATTATGAAGAACTGAAAACTCATTACTCATATCTGCAGGAATAACATACCAATGTGAACTTTCATCCTGTACTGCTTCAACCTTCTGTAGTTTCATATTTGTTGGTTTTAAAATGTTTAACTTCATCAATACATTGAGCAATCCATCCCACTAAATAAGCATCAGCTTCTTCTCCTGTTGGTGATTCTCCCAGGTATTCCCAAAACCATCTAGCTGCATGTGTAGCTTCATGTGCAATAGTTTTAATAGACATCCACTTCTTTTCAGAAAAAACAATTAAGCATCCTTTATATCTTGGATATTCTCTTTGTCTTACTCTATATGTAAGTGCCTCATTTTTTGAAAGGGTAGAGGTATCTATTTCACCTGCATCACCATGATAAACAAATCTTTCTTTAAGAGCTTCTCCATTTTCTGTAATTACCACCCATAATCTAAATGGATAAATCTCTGGATGGAATTCATGTATTTTAACTGGTTTTTGCATCCTTCTTATTTTTGGGTTTACATCCAATTGGACAATCATCATCACATACTATAAACCAGGGTTTACAACTTGAGCACCATTGCATATCAATATACTCTTTTATGATGGCTTTCTTCTTCATTCTCCAGCATGTATTAAATTAATCTCCATTCTTATATTTCCATCAAAAGGAATAAGAATTTGTGGGTTCACCTTTATCTTTCCAGAGTCCTTTATAAACACATTCAACTTCTTGAGCCTTGAAATAATGTTGTTTATTGTAGGAGGACTTGTCTTAAATGTAGCACAGAATTCTTTTCTATTCACATCATAGCTAATGTTCCCATGTATGGCTGTAAAAGCAACAAGCTGTATTTCTCTTTCTGTGAGGCGCAAATCATTCAATGTGGAAAGAAGAGCATAATACCTCTGAGCAATATCAAAATTAGAAGGCTCCTTATAAGACATTCTCTGAAATGTAGTTTTCATATGTTGGTTTTAATCAATAATTGCATCAAGCAATGTTTCTTTTATCGTAGCTTCATCATTAAGCAAACAAGCTTTCCTGTAGATATAACTGTTTTGCTCATGTTTTAATTTCTCAACTGCTTCTTTAAATATAGAATTTACCACTTCTATTTCTATATTCTTTTCTATAATCAACTTATCTAACTCCTTTATCTCTTTCTCAATATCTTCATCAGATCCAGTATAAACATCAATATTTTGTTCTAACATCTCTTCTACTAATTCACATCCATTTTTAGAACACACTTCCTCTTGTTCTCTGGGAAGACCATGTATAATATCTTCATGAATAAACTCTGATGTTCTATGATTAAAATTACTAACTCTATAATAATTCTGACCATTCTCTGTTTTTCTTTTTACAATTCTTACCCACATTTCATTAGCATAAGAGCTTCCCCAAAGATAGACCTCCTGTCCAATTTTGAATTTATACTTTTTCATGATGTAGTTTTTATATATCGTCTTTCTTATTAAAAAATACTCTTGGTTCATTCTCCTTATTAAATAGAAGATCCTCCAGATAGAAATCATGTATCTCTTTCTTTTTAAAAAAAGAAGTTATATAAGTCCAAAACCCTCTTAAAGTATAACTTCGTTTTATAGGTAATAATGTCACTTTAGCATAAGTAAGTGGTAGATTTCTATCTGCTTTAGCATACCTTTCCATATTATTACATTGATACGCCTTATCTAATCTTTCCTGCATATCTCCAATAAAGGCCCTCCTACATGTTGCTACAAATTTATAATACCTTTTATCCATAGAAGTATCTGTTGTGTAAATCATATCACCAATATTCCATTCCTCACTTTCTTCTAATCTATGTGTGACATCATCTTTTCTTAAAACAACCTTTGGTGTTTTAATTTTTGTTTTATCTACCTTTATATATTCATACATATACAAAAGGCTCGGTTCTTCTTTTAATAGTCCCATAATGTAGTTGGTTTTATGTACACAAAGATATAACATATTTAAAAATAACCAAAATAATTATTTTTATTTAGCCA